AGGCAGTTCTCCCCCATATGCCCGATTTTTAGATATCTCTCGGCAGTTCCGATCAAAAACGCCATTTCCCGGATTTCGTGGTCGTGGATGGCGATCCCCGTGAATTCGAGATCAAGCCATATACGTTTTACACCCATTTGAAAGCCTCTCATGTGTCATTTATGTTGAGTGTATCGGACGGAGAACCTTCCATTCCCCCTCCGAAGAGTGTACTCGTATTTTTCCCGTCTTTGTAACATGTACCTGTATCGGATTATTCTTTGACGAATTTATTTCTATGGTAACCCATTTCTTTTCTCCAGCCGAAAATAAACGCCTAATTTTTGCGTCTCCGTATTCGAATCCATATTCGGTTTCTTTATAGTGCATTTATAACCTCCTGTAACCTTTTGTCAAACATCACTTTACACCCCAACCCGCCGAAAAACACCCTGTCGACCCCGACTTTCCCACCCCAAGTTTTTCCCATACTCACATCGGCCGGGATGGATATCGGTTCGTTTTCGATATAAAACTCCCGTTCAAGGCTTTTTACGATGAAACATACGACATCGTAGGTTTCGTCATACGGACAACTTACAATCACCTCGTCATGCAATTGGGCGAGTAGGTAGGATTCCCTCCCGGTCTCTTCCAGCCATTCGTCGGTTTCACAAATTCCCCACTGGTTCATGATATCGGCGGTCGTTGATTGTGGCAGAAAGGAGTAGGCCTTTCGCAGTAAGGCGTTGTCAAGTCTGTTGTATTGCCATTTTATACGCCGGTTAAATGGGTTGGTCAATTGACCATCCCGACGCAGGAGTTCTTCGATATATGGGAAGTAATAATCACGTATTTCCGGATTTGCATTTAGATAAGCGTTTATCATTAGTTGACATTCACGCGGTGTTATCGTAAACCCGTCAATGTAAAATTGCTCGGAAAGCCCACTTGCACCCAATGCCCGTTGTACCCCGTGTGTCACTTTTTTCGCTTTTTGGCGATAGGTTTTGAACAGCTTCGCTTCAGTTTGGAAAAGTGCAAGGTTTTCAACATAGGCGTTATGGCATTCGTCTATCCATTTGTCCGAATGCCGGTCACTGCGCATGATCGCGATTGCGTTTTGGGCGTGTGTGTCTATGTCAAGAGACCGGGCAAGTGCGATCATGCGTGGCGATTTTGCCCATATACCCGAATACATCTGGACTATGCGGTCTTCAACTCGTGACAGATCGATTAAAACAAGTATGTGTCCCGGATCGGATATGAATGTATCGCGTATGTTCATTGTTGGTCCTTTGTAAGTATTTCGGCTATGGCATCACGAAGATTGGTATCGATAATATCAGCGATGGGTATGGGAAATTGGGCAGACTCCAACACAGTTCTCGGGCAACTGAGCAAATAGATGTGATTTGACCATTTTTTAAGGATTTTCAGGTTTGTCAAAATAGCAAATTTGTAGTTGAAACCGGATTTTGTACGTATCCCCGATAGCATTTGTATAATGTCCGCATGACGCATATCAATTTTTACAGTACCGCTTGTGACGGCGTTTTTATGATAGCCAACAGACCACAAGGCAAGGTAGAGATTCGCAAGGCGTGTGTTTTTGTATTTCCGAAGAAGTAAAGTGACATAGGGTATCAGAGTTTTATCGGTGACCATTTTATTTATCTCCCTTTATAAGTAGTTTAATTATACCATCACGAAGATCAGTATATTGTTTACCTACCATTTCCCTGTAAACACAATCTTTTTTCGGTTGGATATATCCGGTATCTGATAGATCAACCTGTTCACCGTGCATACACACGGGTATTGTCCCGAATCGCCGTACACCGAGGAATTCGCATTTTTCCGTATCCGACAGTCGACACACCGGCACCCCGTCTTTTGCAAGTGAATTTTTTAGATGGGTTTTATAGAATCTAATGGCTTTTTCATAGCCATAACAATGATGGTTTTTCCCACAAAATAGGCATTCCATTTTAAACATCCTTTAGTTTTTCTTGCTTTTCTTTCTTGACTCCCAAGTATGTAGAGGCTTTAGTTATTTTATAGATTTTCATGCCATACTCGAACAGATGCCGATGCATTCTGTTTCCTTTTCGTCGTCCGTGTTGTAATAAGATGACAACTCCCCCCGATCTATCCTTCCACGAAACGCTTCAAGAGTCTCATCTTTAAAAAAGTGTATATCTTTTTCAAGACATTCCCTCATTTCCCGCTCAACTCGTTCCCTGTCTGCATAAACTTCTGGCAACTTTTCGTAAAGTAATTTCCAGTGTTTTTTCCCCGCTCTAACACAACCACCAGAACAGTTGTTGTGTAGGAAACCAAGACGGTAAAGAAGAGGTTCTTGAATACCTGCATCATTTAGAAAATCATCAATCTATTGATTTGTTGTATTCTCACTAATAAGTGGGAATTTCAGCTTACACCATTTCCCTGTCTTTACAGCAACGGTTTGGTAAACACCCACAATCCTGTTGCTCCTATGCGGTTCATCTGCACCAATGCCGAAAACAAGCACATCACCGTCTTTATAATATTTCTGCATCCGTTCCGCTTTCAGGATACGCGAACAGAACGGCATACGGTTATTCGCCAAAGCACTATTACCATAAAATAGTTGCTCTGGATTGCGACCATCTGAATCCCATGTAATGGGATGATTGAAATGTTTTGAGAGGTCATCTAAGAAACGATATAAATCAGGATGTTCCCATTTTGTATCATTAAAATATAAAATAACATCTTCTTTTGGGTAGTTCTTCAACGCCCAGTCCGCACACCAAGCTGAAGCCTTGCCCCCGCTAATTGCTACTATTATCTTTGCCATCTTTCAACTCCTTAACTAATTTTTCATTTGTATTAACAATCTTCTGCATATCCTCAACAGATATTTCTTTTTCCAAGGGTTCAAAAAAAAAACCTTATCACCTGTTCACTGTTTGGATACTCATTCCGAATCCGTCATGGGCTTTCCCGCTCCCCAGCCGACCGGCCTCGGTTCGATAGTGTAACGAATACCTCATACGATTGTCGAAATGCCATAGGTTTGCCAATTTTTCAATCTCTTTTTGTAAATGCCTGTGTTCGAGTAGCAGGCCGATAGCCGGCCCGCTTAGCAGAGGTTCGCGTAATTGCATAGCCAATAGGGCTTTTTTATCCAGCGGCTCTTTTCCCCATTTTTTATTGGGTTTCATTCCGAGTGTGTCGATTAGAAATGTTTTTAGTTTTTTGGGTGAAAAGTCTTTTGTTGCGTATAGATCAAATCCCGCGTATGCACTTAGCTGTTCCCGGATTTTGACACATTGTAAACGTTTCCCGGTTGCAAGTTTTTTCTGTGCATCCGTGTCAACCGGCCATCCGCGCAACATCATTTTTAACAGCGGTTTGTGCAGTCGCGCATAGTGGATTAGATAGAAGCCGAGCAAACCCTCCGCGATTAACCGGGTTTCCAGCCTTTTTTTTATCTCCCATGTGGCGGTTGTGTCTTTTGCGCTGTATTTAAACGCACGTTCACGGATTTCGGCGGAATTTCTTAAATTCGATGCACTTTTTGATTCGTCTTTCCAATAGTTGAGACGTGGAAAGGTGTGTATCGATGCCAAATGGTCCAGCGAATGGTTTTGTATGGGATCAAGAGCATGCGACATCCCGGCTGTGTCCCATTTGTAGTTTAGCACATCGATACCCCAAGACCGTTTTAGCCAATACGTATCATAACCTCCGGTTTGCATGATTTTTTCATTATCCGACTCACACAAGGCTTTGACAAGTGGTAACCATTTTTTACGCAGTTTGCGTGTATAGGTGGGTATTACGACAGCTTCGGTTTCATTCCAGGCCGCCCCGACACAATCGATGTTTCCCGACCAGGTTTCAATGTCGATGGCAAATTCCGGTTTGTAGGAGAATCTCAATTCCGTAAATTCCTCCACAGGCCATATTTTAAGTTTCCGTTTTTGAATATGTGGGAATTTCAGTTCATCCGAGATAAAGCCCCAATCCGCCACGCAAGCGGTCTCAGGATGCCGAGTATGTCCCGAATGCCGTATGGCCTGTGGGTGGATCGAGGGAATTACCTTATGCCCGTTGAATTCGTACACACTTCCGCGCAGGTTTGTTATTCCAATATCGGCGGTTGTTTCGGATTTGGGAAACAAATTGTCTGCAATGCAATGCTTCCGCAATCCGGGAGACACCTTTCCAAGACCGGTGAGCGCGAATGTGGCATAGTTTCCAAGTGGTACGAATACCCATACGTCAGTCAGAGCGGCAATCCGTTCTCGTAGTGTCCGTACCCCGTTAGCGAGCGCGGCGATTGTGAATGATTTCATTTCGCCGTACGGGGCAACCGTATCCATAACCGTGTCGAAATGGATCGAATCCCAGTCGATACCGGCAGTTGTAACCAGTTGTCGAAGTTTGTGGCCATCCGCCCCGGTAAACGGACGGGGCGGATGGTTGTTAATGTCGTCCAGACTCGGGGAACTCCCGATTATACACAGACGGGCATTAAGCGGGCCATATGGTTTGACGGTTTTTTGTGTTGTTGTTGGCATTTTGGGTTACCTCATCATATGGCAGATGTAACGTTCCGGGGGATAGAAGTTATCGTTATGGGGAAGTCTGCACAGATTTCCGACAAAGTGAAAACATGTGATTTGTTCATCCGGTTCCATTTTATCCGACTCTATGTAATGGGCACAAATCTCCGGTTCCACATAATGCCTGCAAACCCCCACTATGGCGGTTCGTATGGATTCCCTCCATGTTTGGCTTACTTCGTGGAATTTTGCGATCTTCGGATAATCACAAATGGCGTAGTTGATTTTTTCCAAATGCATACACACACACCTGGATATGCAATTTGAACAAGATTTATTCATTTCTATACCTCGTGAGTTTGTGGATAAGTTCTCCTATTGATTTTACGACCCATGTGAAGTGTACAACAGATCCCCCACGCTGGACAATCACCCCCCTGTGTTCGCCGACACGGTCCAGTCTTTCAAGAACCTCTGATTCGGTCATGCCGAACAATCGCCAATCCGGATGGGCTCCGATGGATGAGTCGGTAACGCTTTTTTCATGCAACTCTCTGGCGAGTATGGCCGCGCCCTCGTCTGATATATGATAGTTGACTGTTCCCCGGCCATGCAGAAACCCGACATCACGAAGGAGTCTGAGCATACCGCGAGCCACGCGGATGGATACGCTTTGGGACCATTGGTTTCGCAGTCGTCCGTCGTAATGGGCTTTTGATAGAAAATCCAATACCATGTCCGTTTTCATGACAGTTCGTCCACGCCTGACAGCGGACCAATATTCACAAACTGTGAAATCGTATACCAACGGATCTTGCCGCGCCATAAAAACAAACAGCAGTTCGGTGAAAACACGACTCGGCAGACCGGAAATGAGGATTTGTTGCAGTATGTCGGCCGGTCTGCCGTTATTGGGTTTGAAAAACCTATTGAAGATCCGTTTTATGATATCACCGGTTCGACAGGCGGTGGAATATCCAAGCAGCCCTTGGTTATGTATGCGGTATGTGAAGTCACCAAGAGATTCCCCGGGAATCCGATGTTCAAGAAGACGCCGCGTATCTTCAATCATTCCGGCCCCTTTACCGATGGTCGTTGTGTATCTGGTTTTATTCATCTTTTTGGACTTTGGATCGATCCAGCAACACTCCCCAATAGGTATCATTTTCAATTCTTGTATCACAAAAGAAACCAAAACCCTCGCCGACAGGTCGCGCATATCCCGACCATTCGAAATTCTTGTCATGTGCCAGCTCCATTAGGGCAGTAAGTGCGTTAAAATCCCATACCGTGTATTGCTGTATTTTCGTGTGATGCATACACCACCTCCTTATATCGCCGTTTGTTTGTAAACCCATTTTACGGATTTTGGTTCCTTCACCCCGGTTTTCAATACTTCTTTTAATTTCGGGATATTAATGTCTATAAGATCAATATCAAACGCCTCGTTGCCTTTTGCGGTTGACACACATGCCTTGATAAACGCGAGTTTGTCGTTTATTTCAAGAACCCGGTCTGTTCTGATTGTAACCTGGGCGGCACCGGTTCTAATTGTTTTCTCATCCGGAAGTTCACGTTTTTGATATTTGATTATCTCCGCGTTAAGTGTGTTTATATGGTTCTCGAGAGCCTCCGGTTCCCGCATTGTTTCGCCTTTGCGGGATTTGAAGTTGCCGCGTACGCGGGCAAGTTCGATTTTTAGGTACGATGTGGCCTGCTCTTGGCACGATTCCCAGGCTTTTTTCAGAGGAATCAATTCTTGGTCCCGAAAATTGATTGCGTCGAACAGTGCGGTGTTGTCTGTTCGTTTTGAGACATTCGCATCCATGAGGGTTTTTAGTTTTTCCGCCCCGTTTAGCATGCGTGTCATTACGGTTTTATGTATAAGTTCGAGAAAACTCGGCGTTGTATTGTCAAATCGTATCATTTCATTCATGTGACAGTCTCCGATTTGGGGTTCGATATTGATTCATGTCCATCGTTTAAGTTTGTTTTCTTTTCGTTTTTGGATTCTCCGCATTATACCCGTTTTGGGTTTTTTAACCACGGCCGGACTTTCGATATACCAATCCCCGGATTTTACAGCCGGGCCCCATTTGGCGGAATCCCATACTTTGTAATTCTTTTGCGAAGCGGCTTTTTCATGTCTGTTTTTTACAGCACTTTTCGATTCGGAGGGTTCTATATGCGTAAGACCAGTCAGACTGCCGGTCTTACGACCGAAATACCTGTTTTTTATACGCGATTTCATAGGTGTCCTTTCAGGGCGGGGTGGTTGCCCCGCCCATCTTAGTGGGTTTACCCCGTGCTGGTGGCAAGCTGTGCAGCAAATTCCTGCAGGGCTTTTGTGTTTGGTTCGCCGTTTTCGTCGAGTTTTGAAATGGATGTTCCCGGAAAGCACTCGTTATCTGTTTGCGGTGATTTCTCGACCACCGCTGTATCGGAGTCATTACCCACAAAACCCGGAGGGGGGGCCGATTTGGTATCGGATACAACCCCGCCCACTTGGGTGGAGGCATTTACAAGGCTTTTATTATCCGGACCGACGGGCGGGCATTTCGAGTCATTAAGCGAGAATACAATATCCGACATTGTGTTTTGTTTTCCGTACTTCTCGTTTTCATCGACTCGCGTGTAGACTATGATTTGGGATCCAAGACAACTTTCAAGGTCCTTTTGCAGATTGTGTGTCGGCACCACGTTACAGGCTTTGATGAGTTTTTTAATATTAATTGTCCCCATACATTGGTTGTCGATCACATCCGGAGCTTCAGGATTTGCGATTACATACCAATTTCGAAGTGTTTTCCCGCGCATGACGCCGTTTTCAGCAGGCGTCGGGGTTCCCATGAAAACAGCCGCGATCATAAGCCTTTCCGGACCCTTTTCCGGGTTTGTGCGTTTTGTTTCGAACGATTTGAATGTTACTTGATAGTAACCCTGGGGTGCCACGCTTTCGTTGGGTACATCTTCCGGGGACCAATTGGGCAATTGTACGTTTTCTGTCATGTCAGTTTCCTTTTTGTTTGTGGTTGTGGTTTGTTTATTCCTGTTTTCTGTTTTCATACATTCCCGCATAACGCCGTTTTCATTACTTTAATCGCGGTGTCGATCATCCCCGCCCTGACGCCTGTTTCGACTTTAAACGGCATTTCAAGCCTTTCGACAGTGTGCGTACGACGTTTAAAGCGTTTGTTTCCGACACTCGCAAGATGGTGGGCACGTTGAACAGACATCGGTTCTGATTTTCCGCTTCCCCAATTTACGACATGCGTTTTTGGTTCTTTCGGTAGTTTATCCAGTGCCCAGGTTTTTAGCATTTTACGATCTCCTTCCATATGTTTGAATGGTTATCCCTGGCGTTTATTGATGTATGTGCGTGGAACTGCCCGGATGGTTGGGTTTGCATCAGGTATTTTCTGGTTATTTCCGGGGTGTTTGTTTTCGGATTTACGGTGTTTGTAAACTGTACCCAGGCCCGCCATACTTCGGTAAATTGGGTTGTATATTCTCCACGTAGTTGACCGGGCAGGTTCGGAACTCGCACCATCGAATCCCCGATTCCCTCCGTACGTGCATTGGTTTCCACATCGACACTCCGCAGATGGGATATCATTACCCGATTGCAATTCCATCTTGGGAATAGATTGAACATCAACATCCCCACATACTCGGAAACAAGTCCGTAATGTTTTAGAACCGTTTTACCATGTGTCCAATCTTTGTTTATGAATTCCCGTGAAGCGTACAGAAGGAATTTTGAAAAAGTCGTGGTTGAGTCGAATACAAGTGTTTTGTATTGTGATTCGGGTTCTTGCAAACGTTCGATTATCTTATGCGGGTTTTTTTCAAGATCCGGATAAGCGGACCATATCTCGGTTCGTGAACGCAGATTGCCGGTTTTGTCAATAACATCGACTACTGGCAAACTGCCAATAGTATGCTCCACCGGCGTACCATAACCCGGACCCAAAAACGGCAATTCCTTTCCGCCTATGTCGAACATTATATGGAGTATCGGCGAAGGGAATGTCGCGGCGCACGTGGTTTTCCCCGTATGACCGGGACCGTATAGAAATACTGTGTTGTATTGGTTCATTTTTACTCCCGATTTTTGATCTGATTTGTCACTCTTTTGGGGGAATGTGTATTTTATTCCCCTTTCCCGTAAAACCCGTAAAGAAGCGTTTTCGCTTTTTCGGTTAATTCGTATTTGGTTTTATGCTCTGAAAGTAAACCGTCATAAACCAGATCCGAATGTCTGCCTTTTGTTTTTATTGGGATAAAATCCCCGGCCTCAATACATTTGGCAAGGATATGGGTGAGTGTCAATTCTTTTTCATACGCGTTTTTATACCCGTCCAACATTTCAAAAGGGTGTTTTGTCGGTTTGTTGAATTGTGTTATATTCAGCATCTACCCAACCTCCCGTGATTTTTTTGTTTTTTTATAAACAGGTCTCTCTCTTTTTCGAGGCGTTCCATCATCGTTTGTACTTCCGTTTCGAGGACCCGGTAACCCACGGTGTCGAATTCTTTTAGGAACAATAACACCTGTTCATACACCTCGAGTCGGGCGGTTTCAACGATGCACGAAACCGCCTCGTATCGTCTGCGACCGGTTTTTGTGCGTGTTCCGGATTCTATCTCGGATTCCACTTTGTCAAGCTCGACCTGTTGTGCGTTTGAGTCCCCGCCGGTTTTGGCCACAATCGCACGGGCGGTGTTTTCCGGTATTGTGCCGTTATCGACTTTATGTTGTATTTCCGGAATCGCGTTATGGAAGGTTTCCAGTTCTCTAACACGGGATTCTGATATTCCGATTTTTTTTGCGATTGTCCGATTCGACCATTTGAAGTTTTGCAACCGGACAATGGCTCCGGCGAGTTCACTTTTTGAGTGTGGTTTTCCATTGTTGTCCGCAAGTGTCATGGCAAGCATGTCGGCCGTGTTGAGGTCCCTGCCGAGCACAATCAGGGGAATTTGTTTTATTTCCGTACCTTGCGACAAGGCTTTTTTATACGCCCATAGACGCCGATGTCCGTTTATGAGGATAAGCCGTTGGCCGGTTTCTGTTTTTGTCAAAGACACACCAAGCGGGGGAACGGGATTACCGGATTTTATGTATGCAAGCAGTTCCGTGTCTTCCGGGGATTTTCCTATATTCCCGCCTCTTGGGTTTGGGTTCCACTTTTGGACGATTATCTCATCAATTGCCTCGGCAGGGAACAGGTGAATATTTGTCTCGTCTGTGGGTAGTTTGGCCATTTTTTTTTGTCCTTTTTTTTTGTGTCTGGTTTATATGTCGTACTGAAATTATGAATTAAATTCATCGATTTGTTTTTGGGACTCGTTTTCATCAAGCATATCGTCAATCGCCTCCCTGAGCAGGTCCGATATTCCTTTGTTTTGCAATTCCGCCAATTGGTGGAAGCGCGTTTTTACAGCACCGTCAATCCTGAAATTGATAATTCCCGTTTTCCGTTCCCTCATTTTTCGTTCCCCCTTTTTGTTATAGTATCAATACTTTGTATACTCAAACACAGTCTGAAATCTTTGACATCACTTTTTACAATCGCAAGTCCGATTTTTGTTGTTTCCATCGTATCCACCCCCCCCCCCCTTTTTTTTTTATCAGACTGCATCCCCCTTCAAATCCCCCTGCAATCCCATTTTTCGATTTTAAACTTGTCCAGCCCATCTCCACGCCAACAGAATCCGGCATAAACACACGGGCAGGCGAAGGTGTTTTTGTGTCTGTCTAAACTAAGCCAATTTTTTGCATCGGAAACCCAGTTGTGTATATCATTCCCCCAAGAATTATATTTCCAATGCAACCCGGCCCCGTGTTCTGCGAGTTCAATCGCATTTTGTTTCCATGTTGACAGTTGTTGTTCGGTGTAATCAAACCGATGTGTTTCAGTTTCAATGTGTTTTTCCGTACACTCGAAATACATAACTTTGTGTTTTACGCACCTGCGGCTTTTATCGTACCGTAGTTGCACCTTTCTGCATGCGTTTATTTTGGCGGTTTTTGATCCGGTTGCCACACAGTATCCGATCAGTTGGGTGGAGTGTTCGAACTGTTCCCAAAATGTCGGGTTTAATACCCCGGTTGTTTTGTGGTCAATTGGGTATGGGCCTTTTTTCGAGGCACATACAAGATCGATTTTTGCGTAATAATCAAACCCGTCCGCAAGTCTCACATGCCAGGGTGTTTCTACGGTCAGTATTTCATCTGTCGGTTTTTCTTTCTCATACCAATGGTCAAACACCCGATGCACATTATACGGAGCGTTTTCAGGTTTGGCGTATGTGTAGTCTAATCCGGGTTCAAAAAACGCGCAACGCTTTTCCGCTGTGGTGGATTTCCTATCCTCACACCTGTTGTTATTGTATCTGCCGCATGCCGAACAATCGTTTTTCAACGCACTTTCCCATAGTGTGTGATATGCCCGGCCGACAGTAAACGGTTCATATTCTGTTATTGGGACATACCCAAAAATATGCCGCATCATATAGTTGAAATCGCATTTTGCCAGAGACCGCAGACGCGTGTTGTCAAACCAGTAGGCCATTTTTTCTTGTCCCTTTGTTAACTTTTTAGGTTTTTCGATTTGAGTTAACAAGTATGTCTCCGAATAAATCACGTATGTCTTTGAGTAAATCGCGTTCAATTCTTAATTGCGTGTTATGGTTTAACAGATCTTCGATATATACTCTTGCTGAGGTTATGTGTCTACTGTGTATGATTTTACCGGATTCGCACAGCATTGACTCATTCTGTCCCGGATTTGTGATACCCAATATCAGATCGGGTTTTGTCATGATACTTCTCGTGTATATTGCCGGACCGCTTATAAGTACCGTAAACGGATTTGGTTTCGTGTGTTCTTCCCTTGTCATTAAAACCTACCCCCTCTTTTGCCTATCCATTCGATAGCCTGTACGTTAACCCAGTGTACATGATACTTGCCGCTCTTCCGTGTATACCATAACCCCGCTTTGGTCAACTCCTTGCGGAGTGCATACACCCATGACGTGGAGCACTTACAGGCCGTTGCAATCTCCCGCACAGTGCGGGTGTTGTGTAGGTTGATGTGTATCATATTTAATGTGGGCTCTGTCCAATCGGAGTCCCATTCGGGTTTGCAATACCAAAAGGCCCGAGCATTCCGATATGTTCCCCGTTGTCATCGAAAACACCCAAAGCTCCATTTTTTTCATCCACAAAGGCTATTATTTTAAACTCATAATTTCGGGTTTTCGATTTGGGTTTCTCTCTATCCAACAGGGTTAATAGCTGTAAAAACAGTTTTTTTTCGAACAGGTATTCGTTATTTGCCGCGTCTTTCATGATTACAAGTTCGGGGTTGTCTTTATGATCCCTGCCCATGTACGCGGGGGTTATCGGTATCGGATTTGAAATTACGGTTATTCTTTTTCCCTCTCCGATCAAATCTTTATCCACTTTGGATTCAAATCCCATTTTCTTTGCCAACTCCGGACTTTTGTTTGATTTCCAGGCCATGCACCCCCGGAACATAATCCACCCGTCGTTGTATATTTTACAACCCGCCCAATTGGTAAATTGTATTTTTAGCGGTTTATATGGCCATCGTCCCACTGCGGATGAACTTGCGGATATACTACGAAATGACGGCAGCGCATAACTTTGCGGTTTTTTAATGGCCCGTATTGTTTTGTTTATGGCGTCTCTGGTGTTTGGGATTTTGAAACCCATCGAACCCATGTTGAATTCGATGAATTTGATATTCGGATCAAGGGTGTATATTGAGACATATTTCACTCCGTCCACAGGCCCATAACCATATTCACATGGAACGGCCTCAAGATGCGACACACATGCGGTTTGTATCCCACACGAAGCTGTTTCAAGGGCTTTGGTTAAATACGCAATGGTTTCTTTTTTTTCAATTTTCCATTTCTTGTCTATTGCGGTTTTAAGGGTTTTTCTTTTTGCAAGATCCGCCCTGCGCGCCGCGTGTGTTACGGTTATCAGAGGCATTGTTAAAGTTGTCCTTTCGCCGTTTCAATTATGGTTCTTAATGCCGCTATTTCCGCGTCTTTTTCGGTGATGTATCCGCCGTTCGTGATGTTTATACCAAGCGGTTTTACCGTTATTCGGAATCGCCACAGCTTGTGTTTTGATGATGTATCACTGGCTACACTTTTATTGATCACCGGTGTCGTGTTTAGTACATCCAATACATTTTCGCCTTGAATGTAATTCATTTTTGTTCCTTTAAGTTTATAGTTGGATTCGGATAATACCATTTTATAAAGAGGTAGATGCCGTGGATTTACCGCGCCACGGCCCGCGCTGTCTCATGGAGGTAACCGAACCCCGAAGCGAATAATCGTGTCCGGAGCATTGCAAGCGGGCGATTCATCCGTATTCGGGTTTCCCGCCGAACCGGATAGCACCGCGATCTGTGCTCATGCGTTCCGGACACGATCATTATGTTCGTGTTCGGCCTCGGTAACCCCCGATGATGGCGAGATATTAGCCTGACACTTGGAAATTGTCAAGTATCGTTTTCCGTCGTATAAGGTGATTTTTAAACGTTTTAATCGAATTTTTCTCAATACGCTATAATAGCGGCTTGTACAAAATCCGCTTGTTTGCTTCGATTTTTGCGAATTTCCTTCGATTTTCTGATTTGACACGGGATTTCGGATATGCAATATTGTGGGTCGAGGCGCATGTGGGTTGAAACGCATGTGGGACTTAATGCATTGTTAAATGGAAAAGGAGAAGAAAAAATGCCGGTAAAGATAAAAAAACTATGTGTGGTATGTGAGAACTGGTATCACGAAGTTGAACAGGATTACAGTGAATACACTCCCGGTGCCGGTTATTCGGAATGTTGTTTGGGGGGTTATTGGAGTTTGAATGAACGTGTTTTTAGGGACACATCCGAATACGCGTATCGAAAATTGATACAATCAGCCGAATCCTGCCCGGATTTCGATCTGCCGGATGTGTTCGGGGATGATTCGGGGGGGTTGGATAAAATTACATCAAACGAAAGGAATATCGATATGTTTGAGGTCGGAGACGAAGTAAGGAATATACACAGTAATACTGATGAAAGTCACATTATCACAAACAAAGAAATCATCGGTGGTAACGTCGTGTATCAAACTAGTGAACCTTATGACGGAGTGCATTGCAAATTTGTGCGATTCGACGAAAAATTCGCGCATAACTGGAAAAAAATATGTTGAATAAAAACATGCGGAATATGGAATACAAACGAAAACATTGGCTAATTCGGAAACAACTCGAAGAAAAAGTCCACAACATGGCCCGGGAAACCCGGGAAACCGAAAGTTTCATTGTAAATAAAGCGCTTGAACTGTATTTTAAAACGGAGGATGAGAAATGACGGTCTCAGAGTTGATTGAACGTGCCGCGTCCGGTCTGCGAGAAATCGAGCGCCGTGGACACAAACCCCCGATTGCGTTCAGTACAAATATACTAGATAACGACATCGGTACGATAGGCGGACTACGTACAATAATCGGACTACCCGTATACGAGTCGGACTTTATAACCGACGATGGCGATATGTGTGTTGAAATGCCAATAATACCGATTTGGAATTTCGGAACGTGCGATATCCGAAAAAAAATGAAAGCGTATAAAGATGGATTCGAGGATTTTATAATCTCAAACCAGAACCCCGACAAACACGAAAACGGTGGTAAAAAATGATCACAAAATCGAACATCCGATACACCGGGGCCGACCTTCTCACCGCCGTTTTTCCGCCCATCAGATACGCCGTTCCGGGGATTATACCGGAGGGTCTGACGTTTTTCGCGGCTAAACCGAAAATGGGGAAATCCATGTTCGCCCTCTCCACCTGCCGGGCGATTGTTACCGGCGGGAAGGCGCTGACGAACATACAGGTCTCTCCGGGAGCGGCGTTGTACATTTCATACGAAGACGGTCCCAGACGCCATCAGGATCGCCTCAGACGCATGCTGCGGACAGGGGTTGTGGAGGGTATGGAGGACTTGCACACATACTACGAATGGCCCCGTATGGGATCAGGCGGGCTGAGACAGATCGGGGATGTCGCGAACACTCTCGATAATCTGAAATTCGTTGTAATTGACACTTTTCAGATTTTCCGTCCCAAATCCCCGACCGGGAAATATTCCTATGCGGATGATTATGGGGATGTTTACGCGGTGAAGGTCGCAATCGAACGACTGGGCCTCAGTTGCCTCGTGCTGCATCATCTCCGAAAAGCCGAGGCGGAAGACATCATGGACACGCTGAATGGCTCTATGGGCATCTCAGGCGGTGTAGACAGCATTCTCGCTCTTGAACGGAAGTCATCGCATGATCCGAAAGCCGTATTGCACACAACCGGTCGGGACATCGAATCCGCGAAGTATGATCTGATTTTTCATCCAAAAACGTTCGAGTGGGAGTATGTCGGGAAAGTCGGGGCCACGGGGAGCACCGAGTGCCAGACAAAGATTTTGACGGTTTTGAAAGCCACATCGAAAACGCTGACCCCGAAACAGATCACCGACGCGACAGGCGAAAATCATGAAAAAGTGAAGAAAACCCTGCAACGGATGGCCTCGGGCGGGATGGTGACAAGTCCGGCATACGGGCAGTATTCCGCCCCTTTATAAAAAGACGTGTCCCTCTGTCCCTATGGCATGTAAGTAAGCGGTTTTGTTGGAAAAACTCGGGGACAAAGGGTGTCCCTTTTAAAAAAGGGGATGTCCCTATGCGAGAGGGACAGAGAGGGAACAAAAGGGACAGGGTATGTCCCCAGGAAAACGTAATAAAAACGCTTAGTTATATAGCAACGGGACAGAGGGACAAAGGTTTATGAAGGGGTTTTTGTAAAAGGATTTCTATAATGATTTCAAACACTTAACGAAACGGAGAAAAAATGGAACCGCACAACCAATTACCGAAAGAATGCACGGTCTCAGAAATCGCGAAGTTCTTCAAACTCACACATAGAAATGTATACAAGAAACTTTCAAAAGCAAGAATACCGATACTGACAACCATACCGTCACCGGTCGGCGGACCGCCTTTGCGGGTATTTGATTCGGAAGACGTCATGGACGTCTTTATCATGGACGTGAAAAAATACAGAAATTACGAGTGTGAATTGTACGAAGCCTGCCTGGACAAGGCCGCAAGAGGGCCGAACCGTGACAAAAAAATCGGAATGAATTGTAACATGTGCCGGAAGTTTTCACCAGAAACCAAAGGGGTAAAAAATGCAGGTAATGGTAATATGTGATCAAAAAATCCGTGAATTGAAAGCTCGATGTTTCAGGGAGGGTGGTGTATTGCACTTTGTTACAGTTTCGGAGTCCCCTAAAAATGGATCGGAAAGATTCGACTGGGATGAATTGTGTATGCAATTTCTTACAAACGGGAATTGTATTGTTGTCTGTTCTATGGAATTTGCAATATATCTGGCACGGGTTAAAGAGCGGTTGGACAAATACAACGAACTTCTGAGCGAAGTTGTCGAGAAATCCGGGCTCAGGTTACATGAACTTGCAGACGCGTTGGCCGCGGGGAGAAGGGTATGAGATCGGGTAATATTTTCAAACAAATGTCAACGGCGTTTGACACAATCAGAAAACGTGAAATTGAATTCAAAAACGGCCGCATAGACGGGAAAACATCTCTGTTCGTGCTCGTTCCGGATGAAACAAGGCCACCCGGAAGGTATCGTATAAAATCGGGACCGGGTTTGCTTTTGGAATGTTCCGACTTGATCTACTTGGACGTACTCGGACGAAAAATCCAGATGGTTTCCGGAACCGCATCACGCTGCAGAGGGTTTATGTTTGATTATCCATTCATCGAAAGGCCGTATTTTCATTTTTCAGTGCCGACAAGCGATTGCAGGAAATGTATGTACTATATAAAAAAAAATCAGTCCCTGTTTAATTATCCGGTTTGTGAAAGAAGCCGCTCGGCCAAGATCGTCAACTTGACCATGTATCGTTAACCCAGACTTTCAATAAGCGTCATATTGCCGTTTATTTTTGCGCTGTTTATCCCCCCGTCGGCTGACCGAACGATGCTGCACGGGGTTTCGAGGGTGCCGTATATTTGACCGGTTGCGTTGTGATAAGCTTCAATACTATCGCCATCAGACAATATAAAATCCGCATCTGGGTATTTTGGATACGGATCGCATAAAATCTGAAACCGTTTGCCGGTCAGATATATCAACCTCCCCCATTCCGGGATATCCACAACAGGATTTGTTTTTATCACCATTGGCGGTGATATGTTCAACCCTCTCGAACGCGGATCAAAATCAGTGCTGGAGTCTTTGCCGTCGCTGTATGTGACACGGGATTCGTCAACGGTGAACGTTCCAAGACCTTCCCAATTGAAATTGTCCTTCGGTTGGAACACCGGTGTAAGAAACAATCTTCCAAATTCCCAAAATGCCACACTCGGAGTTGGATCTGCAATATCGATTTCCCATCTTCCCAAGGTGAACGGTGTGGGTGCGTTTACGTAACATATACGTGTTTTATACGGGCGTATTTCATCTATAACTATCTTAGCCCTTTGATTTATATTGGAGTAATTTACAGCACTATAACTTTGTGATGTCTGTAGTACAAGCGCTGTATCGTATAAACGGATGGAAAGTATGGTATTTACACCGAAGTTGTGGTTTATAAACCCAATACCAACACGCTGTCCGTTTAAATTTGTTGTGTTTGGATATGGGAATGGGGCGTTTCCACGGATTGTCGTTGTACCGGCAGTGGTTGTTTTAAATGTGAGTTTAACAGATTCGTTCTGCAGTTCGGTTACCGGATGGTTTGCGGCCGCCGTGCCGGATATCAACGACAGCGTAAACAAATCCACATTGTCGTTTTCCGTGAAAAAAGTTATATTTTGGCCATTCAGCAACGGATAATCCATAATAAAAATCCCCCTAATAATTAAACAAATCTTTATTGTTGCAATTTTTTTGCATAAAATCCAACACATCCCCGATTCCAAGTTTCCGCATCGCATACCCATGTAACCTCGGATGGGTTGTCCGCAGTTTTTCAAATCGATTTGGACGTTGTTCGAATTGTACCCCAAATCCGCAAAAAATGCATCCGGTGTGTTGCATTTTGGAGAATTCGTACACATCCCCGGTTTGGACCAAATCCCCGTATATGTCACATACTGGAATATCATTCTCGGCTATGCATCGGACAACATCGTTTTGCGTCCAAAAACCCAGCGGCATTGAACGGGGTCTTTTCCCGAGCCAATTACATCCGTGTTTTAAATACCCAAGCAGGCGTCTTTGTGAGTCATTCGCCAATGTACCCACGAACGCGTTTGTTTTCATTCCGTGCAGTGGGATTTCTTTAAGAAAAACACAACACCGATCTGAAAACCGAAACTGGGAATCTACCATAAAACGCCATTTTTTCGGTATCTTATACCTTGGCAGGGATCGTCCGTCTTTTGTGTACCCGGTGTCTCGAAGGATGCGTGTTTTTTCATTTCGCACTGTGGGATTTTGCAGATCATGCACAAATCTTGACACCTTTTTTGACACCATCGGATATCCGTAGTTTTTGATTATTTTATCAAAACGGTATTTTGGGTATATCACGGAGACATTCGGTGTTTTCAGGGTAAATTTCACCAGTTCCGGATATTCCACACGAGTGTTCACAAACAGGGCCTTGGTGTCCGGGAATTGTTTTCGAACCAGCCAAAGGAGCACGGATGAGTCTTTTCCCCCGGAAAAGGATACTATGACATTCCCGGAATGATAGTGATAGAATTCCCATATTTTTTCAAGGGAGTATTCTATCTTTTCTTCCAAAGACCATTGCAGTCGTGCTTTTAATTCATCCGGTTTCATTAAAGAAAACCCCCCTAAAACCACAATGTCAAAGTGGTTGTTTTTGTTGTGTAATTCTCATGTATGCCTTTTATGAGCATGTTTGTTGTATTATACCCATGTCGAAAATACGAACTTCCGTCGCGCAGGAATGTTTCATATGTGACCTCCACCACGTCGCCTATCTCGTACGTCAAAATCTGGGTTTTGACACTCAGCACAACCTCTTTCCGCTCCGTGTCGGACAACCCCACCCATTTTGCCGCCAACCCGGCAACACCGGGACTGCGGATGGCTTTTTTAAGTGTCGTCGCTTGCGGATATCGTGTGACAACGGTCGGATCGTTGAAAATCGCACTTCGCCAGGGAGTGGAAAATATCGACTTTTGCAACGGGGTAAGCACACCGGACAACCTGTCATCACCCATTGGGTAGTAATTTGGGTAATACTGTAAATTACATGTCTGTACCGGTATTCCGTATGTCCTCTCCGAACACGATCCGTCGATAAACGGAACCGGTGATGTGTTCGAACGAAGCGAATTTATCACCCAATCCGGAGTTGCTGCAGAAGGGTCTTTCCATTCTTTCATTGTGTATATCCCGGACCGTGTAAACCCCCTGTGGGCCGGGATACCCATAGACAGTGTGTCTATCGCCTCAAGTACCGGGGTTTCTTCCATAAACACATGCCCAACGCTGTACGACAGATCGATATTCGCCTGAGTAACCGCCGCCGAGTCTATTTGGCCAATGGGTATTCCGGCGTATGTCTGCAACACGTTTGTGATAATGGTCGCCCACGGGGAAAATCCGTATGTAAGTGCGAAACAGGTAATCTGCCCGGTTGCCGGGGCGACCAGCGTGAATGTGCCGTTTGCGTTGTCCGTGTATTGGGTACCTGGGGTCAATGTGGCCCCGTCTTGGTAAACCGACAACGATGCGTACGGAATGGTATTGTCATGGAATATATACGTATCTGTTGTAAAATCAACAATAAACGGTCTCATGTTGAACACATACCCAATTATAAGCGGGATTGTTTTATCCGTGTTCACTCCGGCATTTGGGTAGGTGACACTATCGACTTTCAGTGTCGCAAGTGTGGCGCGGTTGGCTTTGCTTGCCGCCCCTTCGAACTCAATCACAATGGCGGTGTCTGTCCGTTTTATCCCGGCCATATATCCATATGCCACGGTTTTGTATTCCGACCACGGCAGGTTGTCACCGCCGTAGAATACATACAACACCTGGTCCCGTACTATCCATTCGTTCCCAAGTTGGTCCATTGTAATGCCGGAACGGTCAAAAGATATGTCATACCCGTCCTCGCGCAGTAGTACCATATCACTCCAGGACGGGATTTCCGATCCGTCAAAATCCCCGGTATTGTATGTAAGCGCCGGGATCGCTTTTACCTTCCCGTGCCACATTACGGGGTACCCGACGATATCCTCTCCGCCTATGTTGGATAGGTAGAAAAGTTTTGTGACAAGCGTTGTGCGGTTGAGTGCGGTTAACAGTATCAAATAACGTTTTGTGGAATTCGAACGTCTGGCAAATTCCGCGTATGTGGTGGCCGGCGCCGGCATTAGGAGAACTTTCCGTTTTTGTGTTTTCGTCCGGTTGCGATTAGCCAATCACGCAGTGCAAGTGTGCTGATTGAGTCCGGTTCCTCGTTTCCGGTGAACCCGGATTTGAATTTCAACTGAACACTTTTTGTGGCAGGATCGAATGATTCGATTTCCGCATAAAGCGGTTCCGGCAGATGTCCGGCGAATGTAATCATAAATGCCAGGTCCGCCGCGAATTTTTGACTTTCATTTTTTGCCAATGCCATTTTTTTTTCTCCTTTTACTTTATCAACTGTTACCAACTGTTATTATTCCAATTCCCGGTCAATGCCTGATTTGCGGCCCGTACCACGATTGGGGATGAGAATTGATACTGCCCTGTCTGTGCCCCGCGTGTCAAAGGCCCGGCAACCACCCCCGCGAGAGCCTCGGGGGACAATTGCGGGATTGGTTTCCCGAGTATCCGCTCCAGTATCCCCGCGATTTGGGTGAGCAGACGTTCGAGTGTTTCGGTTTGTTGTCGCACGGATGTAATATTGTCAGACAACAGCAATTCGCTCATAACCGCGCCACGGTTCAGTTCGACAGAACTCGGTGCGGTCGGATAGGTGCCGATTGCCGGGATGGCGTCATCACCCGAACCCCCAAACAGGCCGAAGTTGGTTCCGCCCCCGGCGAGTATTGCTTTTCCGACTTCCTCTGCCCATTTCATGGCTTTCACGGGGAATATCCCCTCGTCTTTTTGCACACCGAGTATCCCATCCTCACCGGTTGGGACTATAAGCCCGCCCGTTGCCGCGCCGCCGCTTGCATCACGTTTCCTTTGCTCCTCCAGTCGAACCTCCTCACGCCACGCTCTGTACTCCGCTTCCTGCGCCGCTCCGGTTGGATCGATTACATCATTAAGCATATTAATAGATGCCCAATCCGCAAGATCATCCATACCCTTGCCGCCGACCGCAAGTGCCGCTGTACGAATCGCGCTCATATTGTCATTCCAATATGTGCCCGCGATTTTTGATGCGGTTGATGCGCCTATACCGGATTCCCCCACCCTCCAGTTCATGTTCCCGCCAACATCCACGGGGGTAAGATTTGATGCAAAAATATCCTGAAACTTTTTCCCCTTTTCCGGCCCAAGCAACGCGGTGGCTCCGGCGATTACTCCGGTGGCCGTGTCCATTGAAAGGTTCATGGCGCGGAAATAGGCGTTTCGGCTGTTATCCTCAGAACTCCCCATATCACCTTCGACAGCCGGTAGCCTCCCGGCGAACCCGTCCGGTGTCCACGTCCGCGCCTGATTTGCGAGGGAGTTGTAGTCGTTTAATTCAAAAGTCGCGGTTCCGCCTGCCGCCACATCCCCAACCGCGCCGACAAGCCCTCCGATGAACGCTCCGGCGATCCCGCCGACGACGTTTCCAATGCCCGGAACCGCCGAACCGATTGTCGCCCCTGCGGTTCCTCCGGCAGTGGCTCCTATCGTGGCCGCCGATGATTGCATATGTTCGTCGCCGGCCATTGCGAACAGAGACCAAGCAGCCGCTCCCCATCCGGCTCCCTCAAGGATACCGCCAATTGTGTTTGTGAGCGATGTAGCCGCCGCCCCTTCCGCCGCCGCCACACTTGCCGTGCTTGCCGTGCTTATCGTGGATGCTGTTAGGGTCTCATACGCGGCGACACCTTGTTGAATTGTCTGTAACGCCTGCATTGTTCCGCCGACGTAATCCTCGTTTTGGAAAGATTGGTAGGCCCCGATTCCGGATGAAATACCCCCTGATACCTGCCCAAGTCCCCCGGCGAGTTTTGATGAGTTCTGTGCGGCGTATGTTTCGAATCCTGATGCGAACGCGTTGGCCAACTCTTTGGCGGTAAGTGTGTTGTCACCGGCCTGAAATGCCTGATATGCTTTATATAATGACGCTCCGGATGCGGAGTAGTCGGCGGCTTGACCGAGTGCGGACGGACCCTCGGACGGATCAAGACCGAATTTCTCTTTTATTTTCGATGACCATTCATCGTACCCGGTGGCATTTTTCAGTTCTTGGGTAAGATCCGCGGGTAAGACGGATTCATTTTTATGCAGCAACATCGGGATGCCGCCGCCAAGCGCGGCAACCGGTTGGCCAGGCCCGGTGTCGCCAATATCAAACGCACCTGTTTTCGCCGACGTGAACGCTCCGGCCAAGTACTCAAGCCCGGTCATTGCCGCTCCGGTAAGTTTGTCGGTTGCCCAGGCCGCCACCATTTCTCCGATTTTGGTAGTCATGGTTGTGAGCATACCGCTCCACATGTCACCCCAGTCAATCGATATTTTGTTCGATTTTGTGGTTATGCTGTCGGCAAGGTCATCTATCTGCTCTCCGATGGCGGTCATGTTGGTGGCAAGTGTCTCGCGCTCCAGTTCAAGCGCTTTGGTGGCCCCCGCGCCGGCCTCTTCCATCAACCCTATCGCGGTTCCGGTATTCTCTTCAAGCGTTAGTGTCGTGGCGTTGGCCTTGGCCAATTCGGTACGGTAGAAATCGACACCTTCTGTCGCGTTCCCGAGAGCGGTCTCTGCCGCCGTCCCCTGTGCCTGTAATGCAAGCAAGGCCCCCGCGCCGGAGTCCCCGATCAGCCCTATGGCAAGGCTTGTGTTTTCTTCCAATGTTGCCACAACGTTCCCGGAACCGTCTTTTATCTCACGTTGCAACTCGGCGGCCATCTTTTGGGAATCAGTGTACAATTCGGCGGCAAGATCAAAATTTCCCTGCACAAGAGCAGCTTCGGCCTCCGCGATGGTTTCGGAGTATTGGAGCTTGTCATCCTGGAAAAGCTCCCACTCGGTCATTGTTTTTCGATTCGCTTTTCGGATCATTTCTTGGGTATCGAGCGAAACCCCGGCGATATTGTCGTTTATATCCCGAATTTCATCCCCAAGATCCATCCACGATTTTTCAATCTTATCGAGTTCTTTTTCAATTTTCGAAGTGTTGGCGACAACGGCTCGACCCAAGCCGGAAGCCATTTTTTGGGCATCTTGAAACAGCTTTGCGGAGAGTTTGAAATCTTTATTTAAAATCGCCTGCTCGGCTGCGGAGATTTTCTTGACAACAGCAAGTTTGTCGTCCTGGAAAAGCTCGAAGTCGTCCATTTTTTTTCGGTTGGCATCGTGAACAAAATCAAGTGTGTCGGATTCGGATTGTGTTATATCGATATTGATTTCTGTTATGGATTTTCCGAGATCGGCGTAAATGGCTTGGGCATTTTTAAGCTCGGCCTCCAATTCGGACGTGTCCGGGGCTTTCAACAGAGATTTAAAAGCATCCCCAAAACCCTTTTCGAGACTGGTTTGTATAGTGTCAAAAGCTGTTTTACCGGCATCGGCCCATGTGTCAAATCCCTTTGCGGATTGCATTTGTGCAAGTCTGACACCGTCAAAGAATGTTTTCGATGATTCAAGTTTTTTGATATCCAAATCACGAATTGCGTTTGTTTTTCGTTCTTCGACATCGATTGCCGCAACCCCGGCCGCAATAAGGGTTTCCGAGTGTTTGTTTATCCGTTTGAGTTCTTCTTTATGATATTCTTCGCTCCAATTTCCGGTCTGGCTATAGAATTCCAATCGTATATCACGGTTTTTTATCTCCTGTTCCGCAAGAAAAACAGAATACAACTCATCGATTTCTTTAAATGATTCCACATTTTTAAACTTCGCCGCCAAAATATCATTGGTCGCGAATGTAAACGATTCGACATCGCCCTTACGGACGGTTCTCAGTGTGTCATAGTAAAGGGAATCAAGTTTCTCCATTGATTCATTGGAAAGCTCTTTAATCCCGAGTTCTTTTTTCACGAACTCTTCGAACGTCTTTTGTGACGTTTCTAACTGCTTTTCGGTCTCCTTTGCATGCTTTGTGTTTAACTTTGCAATTTCTTTATAAAGTGTGTCCTCTTCTTTTAGGCGTACCTTATGCGCCTTGTCGATTTCTTTTTGTTCTTGTTTCAACGACGCGGAAACCGCTTTGACCGACTTTCCATGCCGCGCCGCGTCAAGTTTTGCCATTGCGTCGTTTTTGTGTTGGGCAATTAATACCGCATCGGCTTTCTGAAGACGCAGTAATGTAACCTCATGATCAATCTCCGCGACTTTTTGTTTGTACAACTCCGCGCCAAGAAAACCGGTCTTGCGATATAATTCCTCTTGCACCGCAAGGCGTTCATCAAGGGCTTTTGTTTCCGCTTTGGATATTTTACCATATTCATTAATTTGTTTTTGGGTGGATTTTGTCTTTGCTTCGGATTGCGCTCGTATAAACGCGAGTTTGACTTCCCCGGACGCCCTGGCCGCATCCGCTCCGGTTTTATATCCCTGATGTTCCAGGGCGATTGAATCGATCACTTTCTCATGTGTGGCAATGGCTGCTCTGCGTTCCTCAGTGGCTTTTTCCCAGGCGTTGGTCAGTTGTACAGTGTCTTTTGCGGCCATTTTAATGGCCATGGAGGCTTTTGTCAGTGCCCCTCCTATGTCGAACCCGCCAATGGCGTTAAAAGCCGCCGCCGCCCCTGTCGTAAATCCGGCGAAAATTTTCAGCATTTCGCCCATTACCACGCCAAACCCGGTTTTCATCCCGGCCCATGCGAGCTTGGCCCCGTGCTCGATTTCAATAAACCCACGCATGGTCACGTCAACAAACGACAACCCGATTAAACGCGCTTCTTCAAATTGGTCATACAAATACGATCCCAATTGCCATCCGGCAATAAATGCAAACAATCCTCCAAACGCGATCTTGAGCAAACCAAGTGCCCCGGTTGCCGCCGTTGCACTAAGTGTCGTACCGTATAATGATGTATTTAGTGCCGCCATTACACCGATATTCGAACTCGATGCGAGTGTCACAGCGATTATTGCGCTTTTATATGCCCCCCATGCGGTTGCTGCGGCGCTTATCAACACCGGGGCCAACTTCATTGCGGTAAGCAGCGCTCCGCCGGTTCCGACAACCACCGCAAGTCTCATAACCGCATCGGCGACGCCAACAAACGCGGCTTTGTTTTCCGTTAGAAACACCTGTGCGTACTTCGTGGCCGCCATTAACGACGGAAGCCATTTATCGTATACCGAAAGTGCCAAATCCTCAATCTGGGACACAACTATCTTCAACTGGTTGCCGAGGGTATTACGCATTTTCTCGGCTTGGATCGCGGCCTCACCCATACCATCCGAGACGTGGTTCATTTCGTTCGACATGTATGCAAACGAACCCTTCTCGGTTCCGCTTAGTGTACTCATAATCGCGACAACGGTCGGCATGGCGATTTTGCCATACACGCTCATAACTTTGTCCGCGTCCCATCCGGCTTTTGCAACGGCTCGAAGAGTGGGTATCAGACCTTCGTTTTTAACACCCAACTCCGCTGCCGCCGCCGATGTGTTCGCGAATGCATTTTTAAGCTGCCTGCCCGCTATTCCGGATTTGATCCCCGCGCTTGCCTGCAATGCGAGAATGGAGGTTAGTGATTCAACCTCCATCCCGTAACCCCGCGCAATTCCGGCAACTTTTGAAAACGCCTCCCCCAACTGCGCGGCATCGGTGGAAGACCTGTTCGCCGCGCCGACAAACAAATCCGTCAAATGGGCGAGATCTTTGACACCCAATCCCATCGAAGTCATGGAATCGGTTATCACATCAGTTGCCCGACCCAGATCCATTACAGACCCAATAGCGGTTTTAAAATTCAACATCCCGCCGAGTGCCTGCATGGACTCCCCGGCAGACAACCCGGCTTTTCCAAGGTACTTAAGCGATGTCGCCGCCATTGTCGCGGTGTGTTCGGTAGTGGCTCCGGCCTGTCGTGCGGCCGATTCGAGTTTGACCATCTCCGATTCGGTCGCGCGCATGGACGAACCGGCATCGATTACCATTTGTTCGAATGGTATGCCTATCTTCAAAACAGCCGTGCCGATTGTGGCGGCCGCGGTTAAAACACCGGTGGCGACAGACTTGAATACGGTTCCTGCGCTCGTTAAATCCCGTTTGTATTCCGCAAGCCCGATTGCCCTGACTTTTACATCGGCTGTTCCCAATAACGCCATTTTTTTAACCTTCTGTCTGCACGTATGTGTCAGATGGGAAAATCGCACTTATATCGGACGGATTTATTCTGTAGTCATCCCAGATAAAATGCGTGTTCGTTTCCATGCATTCTGTGAGTTTGGTGTTTAAATCCGTCAAATCGTCCGTGTCGATTTCAAACGCATGGCCGCTTTTCATGGCTATTGTATAACGTGTGATTTCTGTGTCCATATTTACCCTGTGTTTAGCAGACTGTTTGTTTGATTTTTTATCACCTTGTGATAAGTCCTGCATAGTATGATCACGCGTGCAATAAGATCTTCCAACTCCTCACCCGTGCGACGTACGGAACACGCGGATTTTATGGTCTCGAACCGCATGGGTTGCAACTCGCGTATTTGTATGGTTTGGTTTTTTATTGCCTTTGTAACCATAAGTATCGGAAAATCCCCAGCAATGTCGTGGAAAATTCCAACCGCTTCCATATTCGCTCTGACAGGTTTCAAAGCCCCCGTGCATCTTGGGCACACAAAATCCATCAGCGTGTTAAAATCCGTTTCCGGTTTATATGTCCAATTTTCAATCAGTGCTTCAATCCCGGTCGGAACATCCGATTTTATAAACTTCCGCATGACACTCCGGAGGGTGGTTTCCCACCCGGCCGAAGTGTTGGTGACAAAATCAGACCATATTCCTATGCAGATTTCACAGTTTTGGGCAAGTTTGCCTTCCCCGGCGCAACCCGCGCCGAGTTCAACGAGTTTTTTTCCTCGTCCTTCAGTGCACCGAGGGCCAGTTTATCAACGAGTTTGCCCATTTTCTCCAGCCAATCGAAAAAACCGGGTTCTCCGACAAACGCTATCACATTTACTTTGGTCAGCGGCAATGCGTTGTTATTGGCATCTTTGAAACCATCCCACGCAACCAACCTGGCCAAACACTTTTCAACACAAAAATCATATTCGGATATGGTGCGTGTAAGTGTGACACACTCAGCTTTTTGCTCATCGGTTGCATCGTTGGGCAATGCCGCAAGTTTTATCGGATCTGTGACAACAGTCTGTCGTATGGCTTTGTCCCGGATTTTCAAATCATCGGTGGCGTTGAAATTGCGTACGCACACTGTGCTGATTTGGTCCGGATCAAGTTCAACGGGAAGTTTCAACCAGATTTTTTCATTCTTTGTAAGTTTCATTAATGGCCCTTTCGTTTTTTGTTTTTGTTTATTTATCTGCCTATCTCGAAATAACAGCGTTCAATGACAAACCGGAATCAAGTATGACAATTTATAGTCATCATAACAGCCCTTTTTTATGCCCTTTTATTTTATACTTTTAGATGGCGGTGGGGCAAAGGGCCATTACAAAACACCCACCGCCATCAGGGGCATACACCCTTTTATGCTCCAAGCCTGCCGCCGCGCAATACAACAGTTCCCGCGCCGACAGCATCCACAAGAATCGGCGCGGATTGGGCATCCGGATCAAGAGTCAGCACTCCGGCCGCGACTCCTCCGGCCGCGATTTTGACCATTTTTCCGGCATTTGTGATACCCCCGGAAACCCCTGCCAAGTCGTCGATGTAAACCGACATACCCTCCAGAAATCCCGCCGTAATAAAATTCGTGCTTGCCGCCGTGATGGTCGTGGCCGTAAATCCGATATCAGGTCCGCTGCCGTCGTCCTGCGCATGCACTGTCGCGTATATAACCAAACCCTCGGATGTGAGTTCGAACGTGCCGGGGTAAACCCCATTAGGAGCACCCTGTCCGGGACTGATCTGTTTAACCTGGAAAACACAGTCCGGGTCATTGGCAAGGTCCGGCATCATGATAATGTCATTTTGCGGGTTGTTGGGATCGCGGAAAAGGTAACACCACAGATCGGTGAATTTCGTGTAATTCAAAAGCCTGTCCGCAAGCTCGCTCAAACCGGGGTCCCCGAAAATAAAATTCCCGCCAAATTGCATCATGCCCAATTGCGTAAGGCCGGCGACAGTAAGTCCTATTTTCCCGAATTCCGAGACATCGAATGAAGCCCTGTCCAGGTTTGGGGGTGTGAACGAATTCAATCCGTTGATACGTACGCGGCTTGCAGCAGCCAAGTCAGAAAAAACCTGGATGGCCGCGTTGCTTGACGGTGTGTAGTTGGGTCTTTGTAGAGCCATGATGGTAAATCTCCTTTGTTGTTTATAAAATACGTTGAAATCTTATATGGAAATCAACAAACACCTCACTGTTTGCAAACTTGTCATCGGTTGATTTATATGGTGGTATTATAATATTTTCATTTAGTATATAATTTGCGATATATTGTGTTTCCTCTGCGTTTCCGATCCAGTTTACCTCTTCGGCGCCCGCACTCGAATACGCACTCAAACACTCTGTGAGCAGGCGTTCGCAGGTTATGTCATCCGCTGCGTATATGCAAAATTGGACTATTCCGTTATAGATTGTCTCGGAAAATGTGTTTTCTTCCGGTAATCCTGGAAACGAATATACCGCGTATGGGACTATCCCCGCCCCTGAACCCGGAGCGCATTTCGGCGCGCGGTTATAATACAACCTACCCCCAAGGGATGTAAAAAACGTCTTAACCGGGGGACCTTCCACATGTGTGTATATGGATTGCCGAACTGCGGCTATGAAATTGGTCAGTGCCATTAGGTCAGTTTGTCCATTAAAGATCGTGTCATTTCAACTTCCCCCTGTAGTTTTCCACTATTTGACGTTCGCTGGTTTTTAGCGGAATTCGTAGATAACTGCTATTTTTAATCTCAACAAAAAACGCATATGGCGCCCGTGCTCCCCCGTATCGTATACGTCCGGACAGATTGCCCTTGTACTTGCGAACCTTTAGTATCCTACCGGTTTTTTTTAAACTCCCCCTGTCAACCGGACATTTGGTTTGGGTTATCGGAAAAACCTGTGCAAGTCCCTCTGTGATTGCTTCCTTACACGCGGTTTCAGTTGCGTCGTACACTTGATCCCCGTGCCATTTAAAGTTATTGGACATTAGACGCACTCCGAAAAAAATACGTATTTTCCATGATTGGCATTTATGCGTATCCCTTTTACACCGTAGTCATGTAACACATAGTGTCGAAAATTGATTTTATTAAAACCGCAGTTAAAAAATATTTTACCTTTTGTAAGTTCTAATTTCTCTGCCACTTCAATCACTTTTTCTGATATACGTTTGATGGACATTAAACACACTCCGCCGGTATTTCCTCTTTCACAATCAGTTTCCACGCAAATTGCGCGTTGTTGGGCGGTTGCACACCCATAATCATATACGTATGTGCAACCCCGCTTTCCGTGTCCTGAAACAGAATCCGCATACCCGGTATGATGTGCTTGCCGGTTCCGGGACGATGCATGTATAGTTGTATGTGGTTATAATCTTTGACAATCGAATCTTTGAACCTCTCCGTTGTTGTGGCAACCACTCTGGCAAATCGCACATCTTCCAGATAATTCACCCAAGTCCCGGTCGGGATACCCCCGGATATAACAACAGTCTCTTTTTGTATCGTTCCGACATGCCGGTAATTGCCCACCCATGTTTTTTTATAGTCAAGTCTTGGCATTGTTCCCTGACCGGGCGATTGTTCCCAACGCCGTGACACACATGGAGATTATGGTAACCACGGCGGCATTGTCCGGGGGCCATATCAGACACCCGACACCAAGTATCGTAATCCCGGCAATAACCCCGCTGTTTGTCCGTGTTATTTGGTATATCAGATTCTTCATCGGTAAACACCTACTGCGTATAGCATATTTTCGAGAACCAGAAGTTGGTTTTAATCCGCATAAGATCCAAAAATGTCCCACCCTGTGTGATAATCAGATCCCCCCGCTCTTCGTAGTATGATGCGATGGATATCAAAATGGCGTTTCGGATTGTGGCATCGACCACCTGTCCGACACATTCCCAAGTTACGGTTCCGTCGACCACCGTGGCACCTATTGTTAGAGGCCATGTTGGTTCGGTCCCGGCAGACGTTCCCCCAAGTGTCGTTTTATATGCGAATCCGGTATGGTTCGCGGACGTCGGTATGGTAACTGCACTGGCTGCGTAAACCGTCGTATCTTCCCACTCGTTTCCATAATACCTCCCGCACACAAATCGGATTCGTATCGGGTTGGTTTTTGCAAGCGTCTCAGATGGCCAGGACTGCCCGTATGCCAGTTTGACACTTCCAAGTGTCCCAAAGGTACTAACATCATACACCGATGTCGGTAACAGGGTCGTGGTGTTGTCGATATCGGTATAGTATATCTCAACCACATCCTGCAACCACCCAAATGGGAGTTTCCATTCATCGCATGGCCATGACTCCGTATATACGTCGTATGTTTGTGTGACAAATCGCCTGCCGGTGTATTTTTGACCTTCATCTGTCGCGGTTTGTATAAGACGTCGGAAAACCCCGTCATCGATTGCCGAATTAAACACCACGTGCGCCTTGACTTCGGCGAGTGTGACGGGCAGCGATGCCGGTCCGGTTATGATGGTTGTTTTATCCGGATAGAGGATCATTTTCCTATCCCAAATCCGGTTCTTAGTGTGTCCGATGTCGGAGTCGGTCCGTATGGATTCCATTTGTATTGCAGTATCTCCGGTTGCCGCGCCGCCGCGAACGTTTCAGGGAGACACCCTCCGATACAGAGCAGGAAAACAATAACAGATATTTTAATTCCCATTGGTTATCCTTTTAATGGCCTTTTCAAGTGAACTGAACCACTGCCAGTCGTAATACCATTTTGCAAATCGCAAAATAACAATTATCGCGAGAGCGCCGAGATGGATCCAATCTTTGATATCCTGAGTCATTTTTCATCGCCCATTTCCATCGTCCATCCAAATTGCAATGGCTTGTAGTTCCTTTTTCATTAGTTTTTGATTTTCATTGCATTCATCCAAACGGTCGTGAAATCTCGGAAAATTGGTTTCGATGCGTATAAGTTCCTTTGACACATAGGCACATATTTCATCTTTACAGGATTTTCGACAATCCCGACAATCATCGATATTCTGGAATCGTAGTTTTCCATCCGGCCGATAGAACAATTTTTCAATCTTCTCTTGGCCTGTTTCCAGCTTATCCTGGCCTGTTTTTATCTCGTCAATTTTTGCAAACTGTTTTGAAAATGCGAAGATGGTTCCACAAAGTGTAAAAAACGCAAGGATGCAATATATGATATCTTTTATATCCATTTTACTCTGCCAACTCCGACACACCGGACAAGTTGTTCCACCCGTCTGTAACGGCCTGTAACAGTATTGTATCCGTAATCAATCCGAGTGTTCCGGCATCTATAAGAGCGGACACGTTTGCATCATTTACAATGTACACATAAATCGGATTAAATGACACCTGCCAGTTGATAACGCGCTGCGCGAATGTGTCCCGCAGATTATGACTGGGTACCGCAATACCCTCGATTTTTACAACACATGCCTGAATCATAAGTGCACATGCGACACGATCTTTGAGAACGGGTCCGATAACCGGGTCACGAATTACCGCCATTCTGGCATCAAAATCAGCCAAAGCCGGAACAGATACCAACAGGGTAAGAAAAATTGCAAGTAGAGTTCTCATTTTTAGGTTTCTCCCATGTATTCAATGTTTAAATTCATGTAAACAGGTGTTATCCCCACCGTGCCTATGTTATCATGCCTAACCCGCACGTCCACATCCCAAGGGACTGTTGAAACATCAATAAATCCGTTAAAATTTGCATCACCCACGTCAAGTGACGCGGCTTTTCGGACAAAATGCGCTTGGTGTTGTTCAGATCCGTTTAAAAATGCAGCACAGTACCATACAACGTTTGCGGTGCCTGAGATAAAACTGAGTTTGCCGGAAACCCGATACCATCCGGGGATTGTTATCGTGATTTTGTCGTTTGCCTGATCCGGGGTCACGTTTGCCGAACCGCCATTTTCATCGAATGCTGTTAATTTCGTATAAGTCACACCGGTTGGAATACTTTGGGATGTTGAATTATCCGCAACGTGTATCTCCCCAAAAATACCATCCTGTAAAACAAACCCGCCAACTGTTATTTTATCCCCCGTAGGTGTTAGTGTAAAATCACCATTCGAATCCGTCTCACCTGTTGTTTTATTCAAACCGTCGTAGATAAATTCGACCTGGGGTCCGGTTGTGTCTGTTATCGTTGTTTTTCCGGAAATTTCGACTATGATTGCACCGGTTTCGGTTATTAGAATACCCTCGACTCCACCAGCAACCAACGAAAGTTTATCCCCCGTCGTTACGGCCCCAATACCGGTGTCCGGGTCTCCCCGATTGGGCATTAATGTGGGTACCGTTGCACTTGCGGCCCTAATAAATAAAGCGGCCCCGTTGGCGGAAAGCGAACTGAATCCCTGACCGCCGAAAGAAAATACCCCAGCCCCGGACCTGGCAAAAACCATATTATCGTCGACGCTTTCATAAAATCCGGTATCACCGTCCCCGAATGCAATTCCGGGGTTTACCGCTGTTCCGGATGGGAAGGTGAAACTGTTCCCGGTGGCGGTCATTTGTGCGACACCGGATGAGTTGGTTATCCATCCACTGTATACACTGTTATCTGTATAACTGTGTCTTATACCTTCTGTAGTGCTTAGTATGTCCAACACAGTGCGCGGTGTGGACGTGTTTATTCCAAACCTTTTATCGGTGTCGTTCCAAAATATTTCCGATGTTTCAAGATACGTCCACTCCAAACCGTCCCACCACAGCAATTGGCCAGTTGCGGTTCCATCATCCAATCCGCCGCTCGTTCCGCTGCTAAATCCGCCGTATGTGTAGGCCGCCTGTGCGCAAAATGGAGTACACAAAACCAGGATACATATGTATATAAGTTTTTTCATACAATCCTCTTTATTTCGAGAAGAAAAGTGTCACTTCCACGACTGCGCTGTTCACCGAATTACCGGTTACAACCAATGTCCATATATCATCCATTGTGACACTCCCAAGACCGGTTGCGGTTCCGGCGCTTTCAACCAATGGAGCGCGACGGGAACCCGTCAACGTCGCGCTCATGTCAACCAATGCACCCCCACACACATCACCGCCCGCACTGTCGTTAATCGCAATATCGTACAAAGCGGTGGGGGCCGGGGTTCCGGGGTTAATCCGCATCTGCCCGAGACCCCACCCAGCAAGTGTCAGGCTTGTGGGGGCGGAAAATGCGGTCGATGGGAAAGAACCGTCCGCACTGTCCGCCGTGCACAGAAACGTGACAGTGTAGATTCCGGAATACGAATTCACCAGACGCAGTGTCTCAACGACCGTGCCTGCCGCATGGGCCTGTATTGAACACATCAGTATGCTAAGACCGACAGCAAATATAAAGAGTTTTTTCATTTTAACTCCTACCCTGAAACACTTTCACGGCATCCGAAACCGCCACTCCAAGCCCCGCCCCGCTTGCCTTGTATACACTAACGTGTGACTGACATTTTGAATTCGCGGCGGACGCGGCGTTTGCAAAAGTCGTACCACCCGCCACTTTGTTTCCGTTGATGAAAAACTGGATATCCGCCTGATTGGTACAGTCGATTCGAAAAATGTTATACTCCCCGGTCACCAGTGTAACCCCGCTTGATGCGGACAGGTCCGTAACAGCGTCATCACTCTCACAAACCACAAGACCTCCGGCAGACACCTCAAATCCCACTCTGTACGCTGATCCCGCATCTGCCCAAGCACCGCACAATCCGAACGACACAACCCCCAAAAGGGTGGGTAGGGTGGTAAGTGCCAGACGGGTTTCAAAAACAGCACCCTGTGCAAGTGAGAATTGCAAATTATCGTTCATCTGTAACGCGCCGTCCTGTTTTTCCGAATCCGCTGTCAAAGCGCATTCGATAAGCCCGTTAACCCCGTTCGCAATAACTCCGACTGTCGCTGACCCGACTATTTTCTTCGTCCATTTGCAACCCGATTCTGGGGCGCCGGATGCCGGGATCACAACATCCGCGCCGATAAAGTCGTCATAAAACAAAATCGGATACATCGGCAGCAGGGTCTCGAATGTAACCCCGTCGTAAAAAGCCTGATGTCCTGTGCCATACCAGGGGTAATCGCATCGCATATGCATTAGTTACTCCGTTTTTCGGTTTTTTTGAGTTTTTGTGAAACAGCTTTTTCGGGTATTTTCAAGACAGGCGGGGTTACATAATCCGCCAGCAAAGACATAACCCATTCACGTGCCCGTTCCTTGGATACGCGCCGCACATCCCCGACGCTGCCGATTCCCGGCAAATTTTTCCTCAATCGCACTTCAACACTCATACCAAGTACCCCCTAAAAGGCCCCATACAAGCGGGCCTGTTGGTTAGTCGACAATAACAGACGGAGGTGTTTCACCCTGAAATTTCATATAGGCGTGAATAAGAATAGCCACAAAATTGGTTGCCTGACTCGAATCGGACACGGAAACCTTGACACACGTAAAATCGTTGTTCACATCCAATTCCTGCGGTTCGATAACAAATGTTACAAGCTTGTTCGTAATGTCCGCCGCGACGGTGTGGTTTTTCGCATCGGTTTGACGTGCATTCACATCGGTTGCAATATTCTCATTGGCCCATATTTTGGACGGGTAAGTCATAACCTTAACACCGGTCCCTCCGACGTCCGTGGCTTGTTTTAGCGTCAAAACAGTCGCATGCCCGACCGCTTGCGTAAGCATACAACAGATTTCAAGCCGGTTGATATTTTTCATATTCACGTAATCCGATTCCACTCCGCCGTTTGTGGTGGCGGGGGCTATTGTCACTACCGGTTTCATTACCTCCGGGGTCATTTCTACTGCCATTTTTTTTTCTCCTTTAAATTTGTATACCTACCCAAATTAAACCCGTGCTCCGAGTGTCACAAACGATGCCCGTTTTATTGCGGAGTTTTTTATTGTAAGCGCGTTCGGGTTTTTTACAACCCCGTTTACGTATACAATAATCCTGAACACCTCCTCATCAGTTAGAAACAGCACGTGTATGGAGGTGTTCATCTCCTCCGTACCCTTACGGAGCAACATATATTTATTGAGATTGACCAACATCAGGTCCCCAACTGAACCCACCGCGCTGCAATGGTCCGTTGGGATAATCGGACGCTGATGCAGGGTACTGACACCCGGTCCGATTCCACCCCCCGGTCCGAGGAACACAGGAACACCTCCCGTGCCTACGGGAAAAACCACATGCATGAGTTTTTCCTCACAGTCCGGATGTGCCAGCCATACGGCATTGGCCCGGTCTTCGGTATGCAGGATATTGAACATTCCTGTGATATTCGGGTACACATATGGGGTCGTCAGTGTTTGGCCGGGTTCGATTGCTTTCTGTTGTACCGCGTTTCCGGCGTTTAGGATACCCTGGCATTGCCCGACACCGCTTCCGGAAATAATTTCCGATTCGCACTGCCGCATAATAGCCAGTCTGAATCCGTTTTGATAAAACTGACCCAAAAAGTTTGCATGTTTTACCGCCTCCCCGGACCAGTACACAAACCCCATTGATTTCTCCAATTCCAGGCGATATTTTTCAAGGGTCGCCTTGGACGCCGCGACCGTTTGGGCTTCGGCTGCACGGTACATTCTGATCCCGTCGTACACCACGTTGTTCGAAATATCCGTTTCCTTTGGACGCATCCATTCAACGGCGTTTGAGTCCGCCGAACAGGTATAGGTATCCACGCGACTCAGGATACCTGAGTCTTTTACGGCGGAATCCCACATCATACCGGCGAAATTCGTTTGGATCATAAATCCCGCTTCGGAATCCACGTTCGCGCTTACCCCGGTGGCTCCGGCCCGAGTGATGGCTTCGAGTTTGTTCCGGGTTTCGACTATATGTGCATTACCGTGTACACCCCTTTCATTCGCACGGGTGATTGCGGCAATACCCACAAGCTGTTGACCGAAGTTTTTAAACGGCAAAGTGGGTGTCAACTCAATCCCGGAACGTTGGTCAGTTTGAATTTCCGGCATTTCGTTAACCGGAGTCTTGGGTGTTTCCGCCATAAACGTATCCAATGTCCGCGCCTCTTCGTCTTTTTGGATATCGGATTTCAGGAGTTTGGCGGCTTCCAGCAACCCATCCCGCTCGGTTCGGATTTCCTGGGTGAGTTCGGTCATATCCCTGATCTCTTGTAGTCTTTCCATAGCTTTTTTCAACTTCTCAATCATTTTCAAGTCTCCTTTTTATAGCGAAAGTAAGTCTATTTCCAAATTTCTCCGCTCGTCGTCATGAGCTTTTTTATTATTTGCATCAATTTCGGCTTTCCATTTATCACGGGCCTCCACTGCCACGGTTGTATCGGGATACGCCGCAAACGGCACTACAGAAACGTCGAAAAGTTCGTCAAACTCGTGTATTATACGCCATTCCTCACCGTCCCGCATCTCATACGTATCCCCCTTTTTGGCGACAGTGAACGCAAATGACATTTCACGCAAATCCCCCCGATCCACAGAGATCAGAAGATCTTTCGCAAATGTGGTATCAGGCAGAAATATAATTGATTCAACACCCTTTGCATTTTCCCGCAATTGGAGAGTTGACGCGCTCTCCCGACCCAGCGGCAATGTTCCGTTTCCCCCGTGGTCGTAAAGTGCGCGAACGTCCGATTTTTTCAACGCCTTGGTTGCAGATCCCCGTTTAATTATCTCGTAAAACGAATCTCCACGACTACCGAAATTCTCTGACCTGGATTCGTACACAATCGGCATGCCAATCAAGACCCGGCGTTCAACTCCGGTCTCATCCGCACGGGTTTCCGCGTTTATTTTAAAAAGTCGTTTTTCAATTTTGGGTTTCATCGTCATCCACATCCGTTTCATTTTCGTTACCCAATTCATCGGTGTCCGATATGGGTGTTGGCTGAGTTGCCGTGACTTGGCCCGGATCTGTAATAGGCACAAGGTTTGACGGTCGAAATGAAGTATCCCCACCCTCTCCTATCGGGGGCCAGTTTTCTTTAGCCATGATCGTATTGGGTTTTGCGCCCATTGCAAACATTTGGGTATTATATATCCCACGGGCTTTTTTATCCGCTTTGAAAGCCGTGTCATAATCGAACACAATGCACAGTTGCGCTCTTAAGTCGGCCTTGGACAGAAGTGAATTTGTCAGCGTCTTGGATATGCGTGTTCCAAGAGGGAAAATACAACCGCTTTTAAACACCTCGTTCAGGGTTTCCAGCGAGTTGTACGATGTGGCCACAGGCAGCCCGACCCAACTCGGGGGGACACCCAGATAACCGCACATCATATATGCGTCCAATTGCTGGGACTCTATGAACTGCGCATCGGTCATCGGCATTGGGGGTAGTGGGGTATATTTCATATCCTCGTCCAGCACTGCGACACCCCCGGTTGCGACCGCCTCCATTTTCTTTTGGATCGCTTTTACCGATTCCTCTTGTGTTTCCGCATCGAACATCCTTGGATGTGAGATAACCCCGGCGGCTGTTACAACCGGGCCGCTAAAATGATCCGCCTGATACGTTTGGGCACTAAGGTATTTCCCAATCGTTTCACGCATTATACCCAGTTGGGACATTCCGACAACGCCGTTTTGGGTTATGTTTGCGATGTGCAGAATGTCGCGGGCTGGGTAGATCTTGGCGGGCTGCCCGTCGTTACGGCGGACTTCGTAAACCAGCGATCTCGGAGACGCCACGGTATTGTCGAACAGAACTGTTTTCACCCCGTCTTGTATGTAATACGGAGTGACATTCGCCGGATCGGATATTTGCAGGATCTCGGAATATTCCCCCAAACGGTTGCGTTTTTTGATTCCGAAAAAGTTTCCCCATACATCAAGATGGTGTACCACCATTTCGAAGAACTGGAATTCGTTTGTATCGCGATTTGGTTTTCCGTCCAAAAGGGCGTTTAGGTAATGGTCCACGGGTTCAAAAATCGTTCCCGTGTCCCGTGCCACGTAGCATTTTAGACTGCCAATAATACGTGCCCGCAACCCCACGCAGGCGAAGAACGTTAGAAACGTTCGGGCTTTTTCCGGAGTCAGCGCGACACCGGACGTCGACATTGCCCTGGACGATCCGTAGTCCGGGAAGTTCGGCCAAAAGCGCGGATCATCGCTGTCCATTATATCGGCGAATCCGCCGCGTATGTCGAAATCGAAGTACCCCATACGCGTGACATTATGTCAATTTGCGTTTTGTGTCAAATTGACATAATTACTGTATTCAGTATTTGATGATTATGGGGCGGAATTTATAAGTATTTGTTATAATTACCAATAATAACAGATACTTATGAACAGCCGAAACAAAAAATACTGAATAGGCTTAATTGAGCCATTGTGGCTCGATTGAGCCATGTGTTGGAATTTCCAATGTCGGCGCGGGTTTCCGGGATATTCTGAGGGTATTCGGGGAATTTGTATGGCTCGATTGAACCATTTCAGGTTTCTTCGGATATTGAATTAATTTTTAAAAAAGCCTTGCGGATATATGGTATTAAAGGGTTTACGAATTTAATTAATTTATTTAAACAATCTGGCACGGTCTCTGCATATGTTAAGGGCAGGTGAGCGGATGACAATATAAAGGAAACGAAACCGAGAGGAGCAAAAAAATGCTGACAACAGAAAATACAGAGGGATACACGCAAGACGAACTCGATAAATTGAATGACGAATTCGAAAACCGGTACAAATCAGGCGAATGGGATTATCTTGGCAATTATGAGTCTGACCGCAGAGCCGAAGCGGAAAAACAGTTTTCCAACGAAGTTGCCCGCCGATGACAGCAAGGGATATTGGATTTTGATAAAACCGGCTGTCGGTACCGATAAGATCGACATTTTTAACCACAACACAGAGATCGCAAAAAAAGAAGGTCTTGAAGTTGTCGACTGGACCGATAGCGATTATTTTACGCTTCGTACCAAATTGACATAAACCTTTGGAGAAGTATTTATCAAAGACACAACTAACAACAGGGAGAACACCATGAAACTGCAAAAAACAAAAATCAACGTCAGAGACACGGAAAAAATCGCAACAAGACTCGCAATCATCGAAAAAGGTTGTCAGGCGCGTTTGTTTGATATGACAAGGATCGAACAAGCAATTAAAAAAGCGGAAATCCAACTTAGCAATTTCGGAATTGCTACAAAGTATCAAATCGGCTGCCAGATCGAACTCTGCACAGAAAAACTGCCAAACGCGTATCGCGGGAGAGCGGAAGGAACGGAAGTTCGACTGGAAAGATTTCCGACTGGGTGGTTTGTCACGCATATTCACAGGGTTTCATGTTTACGGGCCGCGTACGGACGATCCGTGTTGGAAGAACTGTTCCTGTCTGACACCGCGAAAAGGGCCATTCCGTCGATAATCGATCTTTAAAAATGGTGGAAAACTTGGATGGGAAACCTAAAACGCCCCGGAAACGGGGCATAACTGGGGGAAATAGAAAATGAAAGATTTTGCGGATATGACGATAAAGCAGTTGGGGGAATGCCTTACAACGATTAAAAACGAAATAGAAAGCCGGGACACGATTTTCATGAACGAAAAAACGGGCGAGATCGACGCATACGACGGATGGTACCATACGGACGACGACGGAAAATCCGTTAACGCTGTCGACCTTGGCCAGGTTGTCGAAGTTGAATGGAATCACGAAAACTGTGAATGGGAGGAGGTGTGGGTTTGGAATCAAGTACTTTGGGAGAAAAAAAAACCAACAATAAAAGGGGAAAAGTTATGAAAACCGGAAATTTTGAAGATCTGCCGGAAAAAGATCAAATGGAAATCGCGCTTAAGATCGCTAATGAAGGATTACCCGAAAAAATGTGGATTGCCACCCTACATGGCGGCGAAAAGATTTACAAAGTCAACATGATCGTATTTGAATGGCAGGATCAGGGACCGGGCGAAGCGGGAGTAGGGGTCTGGCCTGTATTGTCATACTGGGACGGGAGCAACCGGAAACTCGATTTCCTTGAATCCGCGCCTGTTGAAATTGAATACGAACCGGCAGAAACCCAACCGGAAGATCCAGAACCGGCATACTACGAAATCGAACGGATTGAGATCAACGGAGAGGAAATTAACATCGTATCATCGAACGTAAGAGGAAGTATAACACCGTATTGGACGGAAGAAAAATGCGGAGGGGGAAGATTATGATAGCTGATTTCGATAAAGAAAAGGAATACAACACGGCGTACACATACTATCGCAGAACCGGGAAAGAGGAAAAACTGGATGCTGTGATGAAAAAATACGGGATGTCTAAAAGAAATCGCGGGGTGTACGAATTTCCAGCGGCAAAAAATATCGGCAAAAAATATGAAAACAGAAATAACGAGATACGCAAAATGCGCGAAAAAGGAATGCTGCATCGGGAAATAGCAGAAAAATACGGATTGTCAGAGGCGAGGATCGGGCAGATATGCGGCCCAACGGGTTACATACAAGACGTAGCTATCGGAAGGGAAAATCTTAGTATTAGGTTAACCAATGAATTGATTGTCGAGATAAAAAAACGCGCAAAAACGGAAAGACTGACCGTATCCGCCCTGGCAAGAAAGATTTTTTGGAATTATCTATCCGTTCAAAAAAAAAGGAATCGAACCATGAAAGCAAAAGATATTATTCTGACCGCCGCCGCCGATTTGGAGGAGACCGGCAGAATGAAAGAGACTCGAAGAGAATTGCGTTATATCGGACTGATATGTTCGTTCGATGGGTGTAAAAAAGTCTGTTCAATGAACGCGGGGTTGGCAGTTGGGATCTGCCATAACGGTTTTCCAGACAACACCCCCGGCGAGATGTGCGGACATCTGCGACCACAACGATGTGACGAAGCTTGAAACTAACGAATTCCAAGGAGAAATAAAGAAATGAAAACAAAAATAAAAGAACTTTTCCTGAATGAGGAAAAAAACGGAATAGCGTTGGTTGCCGAACTCTGCGACGGACGAACTGCAAAGATGCAAGAGGCGCTGATCGGCGGCCAGTGGATACTTGAATGGAAGATCGAACCAAAAACCTGCCCGGCCTGTGGGCAGGAAATGAAAACCTGTGGCTACGCCTATTCAGGGTGCCGTCACATAAACGGATACTGAAGGGGGACTTATGAGACTAAAGTGCGGCATGTGCGAAAAGGGTATAATCGACATTTTCGGGCACTGCGACAATTGTATGGCAAGTGATGAAACATACAGAAGTGCCATACTTGCCCTCTCTTCGAGGCTTGTGGAAGAGGGACTTTTCGAAAACGGTTGGGATGCACAACATGATATCCTTCTCAATAGAGAAAAATACGCGAAACAACTATATACGATGGAAGCAAAAATTCTACGACAATAAATAGGGAGAGGTAACGCTATGAAACTAAGAAATTTCACACCACACAGAGTTATAGTGTATGCAGAAAACGCATTGGCAAGGTTTGAATCTGAAGGGATTGCACGGGTGGTTGGAAAATCGCGTAGAGTGAATTGGCTGGAGAAAGAGCTTGGATATCCGTGTGTCCGAAAAATATACACACAGATCCAAGGACTTCCGGAACCGGAACCGGACACAATGTATATCGTCAGCCTGATTGTGCTTCAGGCCGCAAAAAACCGAAGCGACATAATATGCCCGGACACCGGCCCGGAATCGTGTGTAAGAGCCGCAGATGGAACCATAATGGGAATACGGAGATTCCAGGCAAATTAAAGGGGAAGAAACCCAATCGAAAGCGGGGGTCCAAATGGAAAACGGAGATCGTGTTAGATCAAGGATGTCATTTATAAAATGCGCCGGGACGGTTATTGATACCCAGCATCGTGTTTACCCGTTCGCAACAGCGACGATACGGACACAAAAATATATGGTTCAATGGGATGATGGAGAAAAATCTGGATGGATGTCCGAAAACGATCTGATTAAGTCTTCATGAAAGGAGAAAAAAACCATGAAGGTAATATATTTCAAAAAAAGGGGTGCTCTGCTTATCCCCTTCTACCTGCTAAAAGACAAAACGCTCGTGGACGGAAGATTACTGGCAATCCTCGGGTTTCCGGAATGGGAAATCGATATGTAACCCAACTAAAAGGAGAAGAAACCCATGAAGGTGGAAAAAATAAACATAAACTTTGAACTGACAAAAAACACACATAACGGGTATTACATCACAGACATGACTATACCTATACCTCCAGTGTATAAAGGTATAGCCGAAGCAAAAAAAATACTAAAAACCCGTCTAATGCAGTATATTACAAACGGATCGAATGCTCTGGAAAATACGGAAAGGGAATATATTTTCTGTGCGGACGGTTCGGTATTGCGTGTTGGACACTATAACGGATCGTGGGGATACGAAATTGCACAGCAAAGCTGGCACGTGGTTACGATTACCGCGGAAAGTTATAAAGATGCAAAAAACTGCGCCACTGAGTATGCACGTGTCGCTATGGAATGAAGGGAACCAAAATGGCAATACAAAAAAAACTCGGACGACCAAAGACCACTACGGAAAATGTCACATTCTCAATCCACGCGCCGAGGTGCATAAAACGCGCACTAACGGCCAATGCCCGAAGACTTGGAATATCCCGTAACGCCTATACCCGGCAAATCCTCAAACTCGGGCTTATGCACGATGAGCAAAAAGCCGCAATTAATGAGACTTAGAAACCCCCCTTGTGGGTTTTTTATAACCCACAAGGAGATTTTTCAATGCCGCAAATATTTTCAAATCCTCCGAATCAACATAAAACTCACACGTCCTGAATCGTAAGCCGCACTTGGCGCACCTATGATAACGCTTCGTTGCGTCGGTCTGTATCCCCTTTATCCGGACCTTGTGTTTTGTGGAATACGCCGTGGTTTGGTTCGATCCGCAATGACATCTCATTTTGAGGTTCTTTTATATTTGTATTTAAATTCCAAACTGGCCAGATCCCACGCAAACCCGACCATACATACCAGTACTCCAAGACACCCAATTAAAGCACCGCCGGTAAACAACCCGGCAACCCACCCAAACCATACCCCCGTTGTCACTCCGATTAACGCTATCCCAAAACTCATCAGCCAAAAAGACACAACCAGTAGGCTGATATTTTTTGACTTGGTTTGTTTTTCCATTTTTTTTAGCCCCCCCCCCTAATGAATTGTTTTATCGGCAGTTAAACTGGTTTTTATCAACAACGCCATCCATGCGTTTAGTATACTAAACAGCACTGTATGTCCCTCATCCACGGGTAGGGTATCCAATATCTCCAATATAGACTTCCGGGCATTTGTCATACGTATCGTGGAATTTGTTTCTTCCATACCTACCCCCATTCGACAATATTCCCTTGTAGGTCACGCTCTATTAGTTTGTATTTCTCATCAAATTCCCATTTTGTGTAATTTCCTATGGCGTCCCCTATGGCATGGTGACAGTAGATTGCTCTGCATTCATTAATGGACAACACACATCTTTCATCAGTTTCAACCGCCAAAACGATCTTTTCGAAAGCCTTCTTGATAAACCAACTTATCGACTTTGATTCCCATTCTTTATTTCTGTTCATACTTCCCCCTTGGTTCCGTTCGAAACATTTCATTAATACCCAAAAACATCGCCACCGCTCCGTCGATTTTGTCATTCTGACCTCCGGCTTTCACCGGATGGCGTTTCCGACCGTCATAGCCGGTTTTCATTGACACGTTCCCAACGCAAAACCTTAACACCGGATTCCCGCCGTGGCGTATGCGTTGTGCTTTTATCAGTGCCTCCGTGTCATTCACCGCGCTGGTTAATTGTCCCATTCCGACTCTGACAACCTTTGCCTGCTTATGGCCTATGTCCCGACCATATAACGCTTTATTAAGGTTTTTTGAAAACTCGTGTCCCTCGAATCCGGCTTCAATTCCGATTGTTTGGATTGTGAGTTTTTTTAACTCAAGAAACTTTATTATATCCTCGCGAACCTCATCATAATCTGTCAACAGGGAATCTTGTATCGTTACCCAACCTTCCTTCGCCCACTGTTTAAACTGGTCCGCATATGGATTTTCTTTGTCGTTTATCCACGAGTTGTTCGTCCAGGATAGGCAATAGACATCCACCCAAGGCGCATTGGGAACCGCGAAAAATGCGCATGTAAGATCCAGAATACCGGCCAAATCGACCGCTCCGTATGCAACCCGTGTGCGGGGTTTCGGTTTTGCCGCGCATTCATCCCATTTTGATATGTCAATCCATACTGTCTCCTGACTGCACCAGATATTCAAACACTTTGTTTTAAACGCGTTTATGCGTTGGGGTATGGCGATGGTTTCGGAAAAATCGGCCTCCATCAAGTCCAATACCGGGACATCGTATTCGATTCCCGGATTGGCTTTGATCCATATTTTTTTATCTGTGTAGTCATCTTCCGGGGTAACTTTTTTCCTCTCCTTGGGTGTCAATACCCGATATTCATCCAGGGCACACAAATCAGGCCAATCGGCTTTCATGTCAGGGGTGAATATTAGGGAGAAATACCTTTCATTCTGAATTATGTTTTTCGCCAACTTGGCCGCGTATTCTCTTTGTTGTCGGCCGATGGAGTGAAAATTATACCCAGCCGTGGTTATCATCCATAATAAAATCGATCTGCGTTTTTTCATTCCTGTCCAAAGTGAATCATGAACCTCCGATGTGCGATGCTCGTGTATCTCATCCACTCCGGCAATTCGCGCATTTTTTCCGTCAAGACTTCCGGTTTTGGAAGCTGCCGCTTTGAACTTACTTTTCGTATCGGATCTTTCGAGTACATACTGGGTAAACTTCAAAACCGCATTGGGATCATCACCTATTTGGTATTCCACCGGATTTCGGTTTTTTATTTTGGTCAAATCTGTATGGGTTTCCAAAAGATTTATTCCGGCATCGTAGATGAACGCGGCCTGGTCCCCTGTGGTTGCCGCGCTGTAGTACTCCGCTCCCTTGTGTTCGCCGAGTTTCATGTCAACCGCAATTGCCCCTCCCAAGAGTGTTGACTTGGCTCCACCCCGCGCAAGTTCTGTGTAGGCTTTCACAAACCGGTTATTCCCAACCTCCCTGTGTACCCACCCAAACAAAGACGCGATTATAAATTCAAAGTGCGGCATTAGGATAAAAGGCTCCCCGGCGCGATCCCCCGCCCAAAACGACATTTTCGGAAATTCGTTTAGGTACTTGTACGCCGCATCGTCGGAGAATATCCACGGGAAGTCTCTGGTCCCTTGGTGTTTTAGGTTGTTTTGATGGCGTTCCACTGCAAGCGTCACGTATTTTCCGAACGGGTTTACTTTGGACATGACACGCTCTACGAATTCAAGTTTCACTTGGGTTGCCTTTTTTGTTTCTCATTGGTTGCCTCATCGAATTTTTCAACCAAATATGCAGCCGAAAGGAATTCTATATAATCATTTTCTTCCAGCCAATCCAAAAATCTGATCAACGTGTTGTAGGTTTCAGTTTCCATTTTTGTACCTACCACCTTTGGGTTTAGAGATTGCTTCCCCGATTGCCTTTCCGAATACTTCCGCAAGATCAACCCTCGAAGAGTATCTTATGTGATAAGTGTTGAACCCTTCGAAAAATCTCTTGACTTCAACGGCGATCCTGTCGCCAATTTCTTTTCCAATAATTTGCGCTTGCCTGTCTGTAAATGTATCCATGTCACATCTCCTATTTTCCAACGTTAAGCCAACCCGTAATCATGCCAACAGGCGGAATTATCCCAACACCGTGAATGATTTCAGCCTTGTACGGGGCCTTGAAATCGCAATTAGACAACTTGATAATGTTCTTTACCCATCCTGTCCCGACAATCGCTATGATGATAAAAGCGACAATTCCAAATTCCCAAAGTTTCATCATGTTTAATTCTCCTATTTTAGTATGCCCTAACATTTTTCGAAACTGCCATTGATATCCGATGTTCGCGAAAGACCCTGGATATCCTTTCAATGATCGCATCAGTTCCCATTTCCGCGAAATCGCTGACTCCCTCTTCGTACGACTGGTGGATCATTATTTCCACGAAATCCTATATTTTTTATTCGCTTCGTTCAATTCCACATGGTAATGGTAATATTCAAGAGTACCGATTTCCACGTCGGAAAGTTCGGCCGCATCCTTTTCAAGATGCTTTTTCCCAATTTCAGCCGCCGCTTTCATCTCATGAAATATTTTTCCGGCATTGAACCAGTCGGCGATTTCTCGTAATTCCATTGCAAATGGGATTTCTGGGTTTCTTGGATACATTTTAATTTCCTTTTTCATCGATTCGAATCAACGCGCCGTCCTCAAAAACAAGGACTTTTCCCGGATAGACAAGGTATTCCTGCCCGCTTCCGTCCCTTGCAGAGTACCTCAACTTTGGTTGCCCATTAGCAATAATCACTTCGGCGATTCTCATGCCGATGTAAATTCCGGTTTGAATAATCTCTCCACGCCGCTGCGAGGACATGTCATCCCATGCCGAACATCCGGAAAGTGTTATAAGTACTGCCAGTATTAGTCGCATTTTATTTTTACCCCTCTTTTCTGTTTCCAACAAATCTTCCTTTCTTCAAATCAAATTTGATATCATTAATCACCCCCAAAAAGACCCTTCGGAGATGGGTTTCCCACAAAGCGACCTTTTCCCAGTCCCTTTCTGAAAACTCCAAAAAATCTTCGTCAAAGCCACTATTGTTATGGGCCTTATCGAACATTAAGTCAATGGCATCCTCCCCAACATCAACAATCTTTTCAACCTTGTCTTTTGGCAAATTCTCGTAAAACATATGACCTCCGTAAACCAAGTTTACTGTAAGTGTAAACCAAGTTTACACTTATATATATGAGCGAAAC